ATGATTGTTTACTACAAAGAAATTGGAGATTTAATAAACGGAACTGCTGAAAAAGTTAAGAAACTTGAAGAATCAAATGTTGTCTTAGACAAACAAAATCAAATTTTAGACGCTCGAATTAACAAAGAGAAAACGTTATACGGAGAAAGTTTTAGAACTCTTGCTCTTGAAAAAGAGAAAGCGCAAAACAATATACAAGTTGCGAAAAACGAATTAGCCATTGCTAGAACAACTGGCGACATCAATGTAATTCGTGATAAGGAGAACAAGTTAATTGAAATGAGAAACTTGTTAAGCGGAATAACCAACAAAGGTGAAGCCGACCGAATGAAGTTGATTGAAGAAGCGAAGAACATAACAATCGCAGGATATAAAGAAGAACAAGAAAGAAATAGAGCCGTTGCAAAATTTGAAGATGCAAGAGCGCAACAATTAGCAGTCATTGCTGAAAAGCAAAGACAAATTAAAGCGTCGTTAGAAACGGAAGCATTATTTGGTCAACAACAATTTGAAACTGAAAGAGCCAACTTTGTTCAAAAAGATATTGAAACAAAAAAAGTTTTAATTCAAAGTGACAAACAAAAACAACTTCAAAAAGAACTTAATGATTTAATTTATGAAGAACAAGTTTTAAGAAATGCGAAACTTGCTATTATTACTGAAACAACTGTTGCTGACTTAAAGGCAAAAGAGAAAGAAAAAGAAGCAACGGAAAGAACAAAAACACAATTTGCAGAAGTTAAATCTTTAGGACTTCAAAAGATTGAGTTTAATGAAGTTGTTGTAAATAAGATAATTTCACAAGAAGATAAACTTGCAGAAGTACAAAAAAAGCACGCTGAAGAATTAAAAGAACAACAAAGGCTTCAAATGTTGCAAAGGTTAGATATTGCAAGTTCTGGACTTGACGCGTTAAGTGCATTAAACGACGCGTTTACAAAGAAAGGACAACAACAATCAAAGAAACAATTTCAGATTCAAAAAGCATTGAATCTCGCGTCGGCTGTAATCGACACTTATGGCGGTATCAACAGAGCGTTAAACGATAAGACAATGCCTTCCACAACCGCTCGTATTATTCAAGCGTCAATCGTTGGAGCAATGGGTTTGGCTAACGTAATAAAAATATCAAAGACAGAATACGGAAACGCAAGCGCACCTTCTGGAACTAATATGAGTACAGGAGGTGGTAGCGACGGCGGAACAACAGCTCCTTCGCCTGCGAACTTCGCCTTCTTGCAGAACCAACCCAACCAACAACCGCCATTGCAAGCATACGTCGTTGGAGCGCAGGTATCGAGCAACTTAGAAGCACAACAATTAATACAAAACCAATCACGATTAGGAGGATAAAAATATGAACAAAAAAATTAAAGTTATTGAATACGGAATTGACGACGCAGGTTTGCTCGGCGTTTTTTGTATAAGTATGGTAGAACAACCTGCAATCGGTGTTGACTTTGTAGCACTAAGCGAACAACACTCTGTAAAATTCAAAGAAGATTTCAGAGGTCTTTTGTACGGTGCTTTGCTTATTCCCGACCAACTCATTTATAGACGCGACGACAAGACCGAAGAAGAATACTACGTTAAGTATTCGAAAGACACTATTCGCGCCATTGCTTACAACTACTTAAAGCAAAACATGACGAACAACGCAACGGTTGAACACGCGAAAGTTGTTGAAGGTGTTTCGTTAGTTGAAACGTGGATAATCGAAGGCGAGAACGACAAGTCTAAGAACTTCGGGTTCGACCTTCCAGAAGGCACTTGGTTCGGTTGCATGAAAGTAGAGAACGACGAAGTAAAAAAACAGATTCAAAACAAAGAAGTGTTAGGTTTTTCAATCGAAGGAAACTTTGCCGTTGACAAAGAAATGTACATGAGCGCACAACAACCCACCTTAATTGAAGAATTAGAACAACTTCTAACGTTAGCCACTCAAGAAGAAATTGAAGCGCGCTACGACGACTATATGAGCGCGGTGAACATGACCTACTCAGAACTTAAAGCGTGGTCAGAAACGGAGTGTTCGCAGTTGGCTTCACTTGATCGTGGACCGATAAATAGAAATCTTGAATTACTTCAAACGAATAAAGCCGATTGGAACGACAGCCACTACGAAGACGCAGGGAAAACAATTGCCTTCATTAACCGTATGCGTGAGAACTCAGCAGGCGACATATTGGAAGACAGCAACGGAAACGTCTGCGGAAGCAAGCGCACTATTTCTCTTTTGAATTGGGCATACGATCCGAACAAGTAAATGAATATCGAAGCAGGGGGGTTCTTAAAGTTGGAGTTGTTCAACGACGACGCAAACCTGTTTCTTAACGCACTCACGAAGATTACAAACGAGAGCGGTAAAATGGGTTTTAAGACGTATGGATTGAGTGAGGACGAAATGAAGATAATGAATGACATTCTTGATTCTTTAGGATAAAAAAAACGGAGGGAAATCACGCCCTCCGTCAAACCTAAAATCAAAATCAACCTATGAAAAGCCGAATTGTGAAACAAATATACACACTTTTCTATTTAGCTACTAAACATTTAATAAACACATTTATGAACTTACGAGAAAAAGTAAATGCACTATTCGCAAAACACAATGTATCACTCACAGCGGAAGAAACCGTTGTTGACGTGAAGCAAATGGTTGAGGCAATTCTTGCAGACGGAACGAGTATCTACTCGGACAGCGACACATGGGCTCCAGGCGTTCGTGTATTATCAAAGGACGCAGACGGCAACGAGGTTGTTGTTGCGGACGGAGAGTACACAACAGCAGAAGGAGTTATTGTAGTTGTTGCAGACGGACTACTTGTTGAATTGAAGCCAATGGTTGAAGAAGAACCAGAGGTTGAAGTTGAAGAAGAAAAACAATCTACTGAGGTTGTTGTTGACGAATCACTAAACGCAGAGGTTGAAGGACTTTTGTCGTTGGTTGCAAAACTTGAAAGCGAACTTTCTGACATGAAGAAAGCAAACGAGAATCTTTCAAGCGAAGTAACAAAATTAAGCGCACAGCCTGCCGCTACTTCTATCAAAGAAGTAAAGCAAGCAAAAGTAAACACACCTTCAAAGCCATACGCTAAAATGTCGGCTGAAGAACGTTTCGTATTTCATCTAAACAAATAAAAAAACAAACAATAAAAAATGGCTACTACAACATCATTAACAACTACCTACGCAGGTAGAGAAGCAGCAGGATATATCCGCGCTGCGTTTTTAAGCAACGAATCGCTTGCTGCGGTTACAATCAGAGAGAACATCGAATACAAGCAAGTTATTCGCAAGCTCGTTGACAACGTTACTTTCGAAGCTCCAACGTGTGACTTCACACCACTTGGAACGGTTACATTAACCGAGCGTATCTTGACACTTGAAAAATTCCAAGTACATCGTCAACTTTGCAAAAAAGATTTCTTAGCGGATTGGGAAGCGAAGTCTGAGCAAAACGGACAACTTCACGCTTCATTGGCTGACGCTATTATAGCGAACGTTTTAGCAGGTGTTGCAGCTCGCAACGAGGTCTTGATATGGCAGGGTGTTAACGCTAACTCTGGCGAGTATGCAGGTTTCGAAACTTTGTTCTTGGCTGACGCTGCGGTTCTTGACGTTGCTGATCCAGAAGCAATTACTTCTGCTAACGTAATCGACGAAATGGCGAAACTTGTTGCTACACTTCCAACACGTGTGAAGCGTGCAACTGAAAAACCTGTAATCGCAGTTTCTTCAAACGTTGCTGAAGCATACAGAAGCGCGATTCTTGGTCTTGGTGGTGGTTACTACTTGTATCAAGGAGAATCAGTTGTAATGAACTGGCAGGGACAGTACGACGTTATCGAATGTCCTGGTATGTCTGACGACACAATGGCGTTTTATCAGAAGTCTAACTTGATTTTTGGAACTAACTTGTTAGACCAATGGAACAACGTTGCTCTTTTGGATATGTACGCAAGTGACCTTTCTGACAACGTTCGTTTCGCTTGTTCTTTCTTCGCAGGTGTACAATACGGTTTCGGAAACGAGATTGCATTCTACCAATATACTGCCTAATCAATACCATTCTAACCCTTGCATAAACAGAGGTGGCGGCATAAACACCGCTCCTCTTTTGTGCTAATAAAAACATACAAATATGGCATGTGAATTAAGCGCAGGTTTTACACTCGATTGCAAAGACGGCATCGGTGGAATTAAGCAAATCATTTTGTTGGATCAAAATTTAGTTACAGGTATAACCTTAGACGGTTCTGAAGTAATCACAGCAATTGCTGGACCAACAGATGCAGATTTGTACACATACGAATTACCTACTCAAACAGGTTCTTTCGAAGAAACAATCAATTTCAACCGCGATGCAGGTACAATTTTTTACACGCAGACGGTGAACATTATGTTGAACAAATTAAGTGCTGCAAAGCGTCTTGAATTGCAAACTGTTGCGCAAGCTCGCGTTATTGTTTTTGTAAACGATACAAACAACAATTGGTGGGCTGTTGGTTATGAGTACGGAGCAGACCTTTCTACTTCAACAGCAGGAACGGGAACAGTGTTAGGAGATATGAACGGCTACACATTAGCGTTCACTCACGAAGCTGCAAAGCGAGCTTACAAATTGAGCGGTGCGCCTGCTTCTGTAATAGCGTAATCAAAAAACTTTTACACACATAGGGACAAAACGTCCCTACGTGATGTAATTTTAACGTAAAGGAAAAGATAGAATGGTTTATCTCAACACAAATACAGCGAATCAATACGCGTATCTTTCGTTAGACGAAGGACGTGCGTACTTCAACGTTGCCTTTACTCATTATCTTCTTGTTATGACATACGAAATGACAGGTGAAGAACTAGCGCAAGTAGTCGAAGTAATAACCGAGAACGAACGCGTAACAAAAATAAGACTTACAACCGTTGGTCTTGTCGATGCAGGACGCTATCACTACGAAGTGTACGGACAGAACAGCGACAGCAATATAGATCCAACCAACGCCGCCGTTCTTGGCTTGATTGAGAAAAGTTTAATTATTCTTCAAGACGGAACAATTTTCTTCGACGTTTCAACACCGACTATTCCTGTCGATGTAATTTATACAGGTGCATAACATGAGCAACATTCAAGCAATAAATTTATCGGCATACGAACCAGTTGAAGCAATTGAAACGGAGAATCGTGCGGGTTGGATAAACTACGGACAGAACAATTTATTTCCGCAACACCTAATAACGCTTTATTACAACAGTCCTATTCATAACGCGTTGACGAACTCAATTGCTTACATGATTGAAGGACAAGGAACGGGAACGATTCTCGACAACGCTTTGCAAGGAATTTCATTCGACTTAAAACTTCAAGGTTCATTTTGTGCTGAAGTGATTTGGTCGTTGGACTTCACTCGCATTGTACAAATCAATCACTTGCCGTTCGAAAATTGCAGACTTGCATACGACAAAGACGAAGACGATATTACAGGAATTTTCTACTCAAAAGATTGGGCTAACACACGAAGCAAAAAAGGAAAACCTGAATTTATTCCCGCGTTCAATCCGTCAATTGCGCAAGAACAACCGCGTCAAGTTATTTACGCGCACGGCATGATGGCAGGAAGTTCGTACTACGCGAAGCCCGACTACTTCGGAGCGTTGAATTACGTTGAGTTGTCCTATCAAATGGGAATGTACCACGTCAACAATATCTTGAATGGTTTATTTCCTTCATTCATTATTAATTTCTTGAATGGTATTCCGCAGAAAGAAGAACGTGAGGCAATACGTCGCGAATGGGAAACAAGATTGAGTGGTGCAAGTAACGCGGGCAAGTTCTTAATGACCTTCAACGAGGATCCTTCACGCGCTCCACAGATTCAAGACTTCCCTTTGTCGGACGCTGACAAGCAATATCAATTCTTAAGCGAAGAAACAGCAAAGCAAATCATGGTAGGACACCGCGTTGTTTCGCCATTGATTCACGGCATTAGAGATACAACAGGTTTCGGAAGTAACAAAGACGAAATGATTGTTGGTTTGGAGATATTCAACAACCAAGTAATCAAACCTTATCAAAGAATTATTGAACGTGTATTTACTCCAATCTTAGGAGAGATAAATATCGAAATGAACTCGCCATTTGACGACGAAGTTGTTGTTGTTCAACCAACGGTGCAAACTGCTGAATTAAAAAAAAAAGTAGTTGCTGCTGAGAATAAGATAAGCGCAGAAGATAGCGCGTTGTGGTTGGCTTATCTGAAAGAGAAAGCGGAATACGTCAACGAAGAAGAATGGCAATTGCTATCCGACGAAGAAGTAACCAATCCAGAAGGCGAAGAAAATTACCGCACCGAATTTATGAGTGTTCGCGGTTACGACAACCCAGACGAAGCAAGCAAAGAACTTGATACTGGATTGTACAAAGTTCGTTATTACTATTCAAGAAATTTCACATACAAAGACGGCGAATTGGTAACGCGTGACTTTTGTCAAGACATGGTTGCGTTGTCAAAAGAAGGAGCGTTGTTCCGTTACGAAGACATTATAAAAATGGGTAAAAACCCCGACGTCAACGGACAGTTCGCACCTTCAGGAAGCAACACTTATTCAATATGGATTTACAAAGGCGGTGTTTATTGTCGCCATGCGTGGTTCAGAAAAGTGTTCGTACGCAAAAGAGAGAAAGGACGCTTCCTTCCTAACGACGGATTGAAGAACGACCGAGTTGTGACGGGCGGAGTAGCGAACGAACTATTCCCAAAAGGACAAGAAGCGGTACGTCCGAACGATATGCCGAATCGAGCATCATTAAAAAACTAAAAAAATAAAATGGCACTACAACCCGAAGTTCTTTTAATAGACGAAAACTATATCAAAAAATACAGCTGGATAAATGGCTCGGTTGATCCGTTGTTTCTTTATCCTGCAATTTATTTAGCGCAGGACAAGTACGCACAACTATATCTTGGAACTGACCTATACAACCGCATCAAAGACGACGTGGTGAACGACGACATTACAGGCGCATATGAGACGCTTCTTGACAATTACTTGCGAAGAATGATTATGTGGTGGACTATGTACGAAGTGTTGCCTCATTTGTACGTTAAAACAGACAACGGAAGTTTAGTAATTAGAACAAGCGAAGACACTCAACCAATAAGTCAAACCGACTTGCAGAACTACCGCGATCAAGCGCGTCAACAGGCGATGTTTTACACGCAACGAATGGTTGACTATTTGTGTTTCAATCAATCGGACTTTCCTGAATACACAACGAACACAACACAACAAATTTGGTCGCAAACAAATGTTTATCCGTCGAACGCTTTTGAGATTAGCGACGGGCGTGACCGACGACCATACGAATACAGAAGAATTGGTTTAGGTTGGTTAAGATAAGAAACACAAAAAACACATGGCTACAAGGGGACGCAAGAAAGACATGGTTAAGCAAAAGATTTACGAAGAAAAATTCCGTAAGTATTTAGTAAAAAAAGAAAAACAAATAAAGAAGTTGTCGAATGAAAATTAACGCAGAAGGTTACGCACTAATAAAGAAGTTTGAAGGTTGTCGATTGAAGGCGTACAAGTGTCCTGCTAACGTGTGGACTATCGGCTTTGGAAATACTTTCTACGAAAACGGCGACAAGGTGAAAGACGGTGACGTAATCACGCAACAACGCGCGGACGAATTAGCGAAGTTTATTATTGACCAGTTCGCCGTTTCAATCACACCGTTCATTTTGAAACCGCTCAACGAGAATCAATTTAGCGCGTGTGTTTCACTTGCGTACAACATTGGAACAGGTGGCTTCAAACGTTCTTCGGTATTCAAGAAATTAAACGTCAATCCAACAGACGCAACCATTGCCGATTCGTTTCGTTTATGGAACAAAGGCGGTGGCGTTGTGTTGAAAGGTTTGGTTCGTCGTCGTGAAGCTGAGATACAATTATATTTTAAGGCATAACGAAAATTATATTTTAACGTGAACACAGAAAACGAAATTACTTTGATACACGAACAACTCCAGACAATGGACAAAAAGATTGACCGCATTTACAACGTGTTAATCGGTGACGATCAAATGAAGATTGAAGGTCTTGTCAGTAAGGTGCAGAAGCACGATAAGTACATAAGCAACCAACGTTTACAG